CTTATATTAGCGATGCAACAACAGACGAATCAATAAGCGCTACTTGTTCAGTGACAGCTTTAAGCGATTCAATGCCGCATGGTGACAAAGTTCAATCATCTGTAACTTTCTCAAGTTCAGGCGCTTATACACGTACAGCGGCATCTTAATGATAAAGCTGTGTTATAAAGAATACCCTTACAAGTTGAATTTAGCAGCTTGTAAGGCTTTCTACGAGCAAACAGGAAAAGATATAAACCATGTTTTATTAGGTTATCTTGACGCATTGTTTGACACAAAAGAAATGACAGACATAAAACGTCTACATCATTTTTTAGGTGTTGAAGATTTTCATGTTATCGCCAAATTACTGTATTGCATGATCAAGCAAGAAAACAAAAGCATACCGCTTGCAGAAATCGAAGATGGCATGTTTAGGGTTGGTTGGCTACCTAGCGATCAAGACAGTGATTTATGCCAGCCGTGGCCGTTAATGATGGTAGATATAGCTACACAAGTTAATATTTATTATTCAGAAATGGATAAAAAAAAAGTAGTTACTTAGGTGGCGGCAGAGTAAAGCTAACGTTTAATAAATTTGATTACTGGTCATGGTTTAAATATTGCGTTAAAGAGCTAAAAATTGCGCCTAGTGAAGCGTGGCATCTTGACATAGTTGAGATTAACTATCTACTTGAGCAGCAACAATCCAATATAGACATTACACACATGTTAAATTTTGAACGTGTTAAAAACGGGGCGAGTCGAGAATGGCTACAGAAAGTTTAATTGTTGAGCTTGACGCACGTACGGCAAAACTTGACGCAAAATTAAAAGCAACACAAAACCAGCTTGATGCACTTGACGGTAAAGTAAAAGATACTGACGATAGTTTCATTAGTCTTTCAAAAGCGGGCGAGGTTGCAGGTCGAGGAATAACGGCTCTTGCTGCTGCTGGTGCGGCTGCTGGTGCTGCTTTGGGTGCTGCTACTGCTGTAGCTGTACAATATAGCAAAGAATTACAAATAGCATCAAATCGAACGGGCGATAATGTAGAAAAACTTCAATCAATGGCATTTGCTACAAAAACAGTGGGCGTTGATCTTGAAAAACTTGGCGATATTGGAAAAGATACACGCGAAAAAATAGGTGAATTTGTCGCAACTGGTGGCGGTGGCTTTGATAATTTTGTAAAAGTAATGGGGCTAACAAAGATTGAAGCGGCACAAATGGCGGCTGAGTTTAGCAATTTATCAGGTACGGACGTTTTACAAGCAATGGTTGAACGTATGGATGCGGCAGGCGTATCGACTCAAGAAATGAGCTTTGCACTTGAGGGTATGGCAAGCGACACAACAGATCTTATACCTTTACTTGTTGATAACGGCAAAGAGTTAAAACGACTAGAGCAAGATTATAAAGATCTAGGTATAACCCTAACTGATGTTGATCTAGAGCGCATCGACAAATTAGGCGAGAAAACAGCAGCACTCGCAGAGGTGGCAAAATCAAGCACATCAAAAGTTGTTAGCGTATTGCATAACGAGATAGCAGACATAACTGATCTGTTAGCAACTAGCAGCAAAGATATAGGTGGGCTAGTTGTCACAGCTGTAACAGGCTTTCAGCATATCGTGGTTAAAGGTGCTTCATTGATGAGCAACTTTGCAAGAGAACAGCAGATCCAAGCGTTACAGATTAAAAGTGCTATAGTCGGCATATTTGGCGATAATTCAGAAATTGAAGCTGAGATAAAAAAACTAAGAGATAGTGACGCGGTACGTGATGCGTTTGATCTGAAATACATTGAAAACCAATGGCAAGATGCTACAAACAAAATAAAAGAATATTATGGTGAAATTGACAAAAACGAAACAAAAGCGCCAAAAATAACAACACCTGAAAAAGCCGAAAATACACCAGAGCAACTAAAAACTAGCGGCACTGGTACAAGTGAACAGATTGAAAAAATAAAGGATCGATTTAAAACTGAAAAAGAGTTATTAAAAGAAAAGCTTCAACAAGATCTTGCCGCTATTGGTGAATACAACAAAACAGCAGAGCAGCTAAAATCAGAGCATCAAGAAAAGCTAAAATCTTTAAATACTGACGATCAAGTAAATTTTGAGGCAGAAAAAACCGCGCTTGATGAAAAGCTTCAATCTGATCTATCAAAACTATCAGATCATAACGAATTAAAAAAACAGTTGCAGCAAGAGTATCAAAACGCCATAAATAACATGGCGCTAACTGATGAAGAAAAAATAGCAGAAAGGTTTAAATCAGAAGAGGAATTACTTAATGCAAAGCTAGCTAATGAGCTAATAATTATTGGTGAAAACGAAGTATTAAAACAAAGCTTAATTAAAGAGCATGAGGATGCTATAAGCAAAATAAAGCAAGATGCTATTAACAAACAAAAGGCGGCAAAAGATAGAGCAAAAAATGACGCTGACAAAGTAACAGCAGCAGATTTAAAAGAGCAAAAAAAAGTAGAGCAACAAAAGCTAAGTAATGCAAGGCAAGGTATACAAGCAGCCATGATACTTAACAATGCCTTTTTTGAAGATAATAAGGCTATAGCGGCCGGGTTAATTGTTGCAGATACAGCAGCGGCAATAATGAGTAGCCTAAAAGCAAACCCTTATGATTATGCAAACGTTGCTTTAATAGCGGCAACAGGTCTAGCTAATTTATCACAAGCACAAAACGCACAAAAAGGTGGTGGCGGTGGCAGCGCTTCAAGTGGGCTTGGTGGTGGCACATCAAACAATATTGCACAGCCACAACAGCAAGAGCAAGAAACCAGTAGTTTACAATTGACAGACTTATCAGATACAGGCTCACAGCGTATAATAGTTGAGTTTGCAACAGATAGTGGTGATCAACTTATGGATTCAATAGCTAGTAATTTAAACCAACGAGGGTTGGCAGGTATATGATAGTAACCTATAGTAATTTGTTAACTACGGCCCCAACAGTGACAGGTGGCGCAAGCACGAGCTTACCTGAAAATGTTGTTGATCAAGACTTTTCAACTTTTTACGAGTCAGAAACAGAAGGCGCTTTGCAGTTTAGTTTTGGCGTTGTCGGCAATTGTAATTATGTTGCTGTTGCAGGCCACAACCTACAAGGCAATAAAGATAATACAAGCTATATTTGCGTTAAAGATGGCACCGAAGAAGTTACAAGGCTCTATGTAAGCAATAACGCGCCAGCGGTGGTTAGCTTCACTGAACAAGCGTTTACAAATCTTGTTGTTGAGTTTAGAGATCCACAAGATGTTGTTAAGCCGATAGCTAGATTTATAGCTGCAGGACTTGCTTATACTGTGCCAAACAATGGCGAAACATCAGGCCATAATAGGCAGTTTTTAAATAGAAGTATTAAAACAAAAACGACAATAAACGCTAGTAGCGCACCAGTAGCACAGTTAAAAACTAAAGTGGCGGCAAAAGGTAGTTTGAATATTCCAAACGCACCGAAATTATTTAGCGAAACAACATACCAAGAATTTTTAGATTTTGCTATTGATAACCTTTTTTTTATTGTAGAGCAAGAAGATGTAACTGACACAGTAACAACTAATAAAAGCGCGTATGTTTGCTATGACTTAATGCAAAATAAAGTGACAGCGCACCCGCTAACAAGAAACTTAAATAATATTTCATTTAGCTACAAGGTTTTTAACGGCTTATGAGCTTTGGCACAAATATAAAACAATATTCACAAACGCATTTTAATGTTGTTGAGATAACCTTACCCGTTGTAAATGGTGAGTGTACTATAAACGGTGTTAGCGGCTACGGCACGCCAAAGACTTGCGACCAACCAAGTAACGGCACAAAAGTTTATAAATTTACAGAAACTAACGCGCCATTACTAAATGAAAGCGGCATTTATAGATGTGTTACAAAAATAAACGAAACACCAACACAGATCAAAAGTGGCAGGGGTTTAGCTAGTCGTGGCAGTATTAATATAACATTAACTGATTTTAAAAACGCAGATCCAAATCCTTTTTCGCCCGCAATCATTGAGCAAGGTACTAAGAACGGCAGTTACTTAGCTAAATTAGATGCTAGAAATATTTTAACAGGCAAGCAAATTGTAATTAAAAACTATCGTCTGGGCGCTGATGGTAGTGTTGATCTTGCTCTTGATAGTGAAGATAGATATTACATAATAGAAAAGTTTAGCTACAACAAAAACGGCACATGGTCTATTGTCGCAAAAGACGAACTAAGCAAGTTAAATCTTAATGAAACTGTATATCCAGAACCAGCAAGCGGCAGTTTACGCGCAGATATGAACGAAACGCAGAATACTATTTTTGTTGATGGCGTAACAACGTATGAGGCAGGGCAAACAATACGTATCGGTGATGAGCTAATAAAAATAGCTAGTGTTAGTGGTATCGGTACTGGTAGCGCTTC